GTCGTTTTAAAGTACGCACAGCAGACGGTGTTGCAGTTTGCGCACTAAAAGCTAGCGCAGTTTCTGCTGTTGGCGAAATGACTATCACTGCGTTTGACAGTGCTGGTGGTACATATTTTGTAACAAAAATCACTGCTCACAGAGTTTATGTGACACAGGGTACTGGAACACAATTTGCATCAGGTACTTCAGTACCATGGTCTTTTGGTGCACCAGTTGTAAATCAACGTCTACAAGTTGCAAACGCTTAATACGTTACTGCAATAAACAAAAAAGCCGCATTATGCGGCTTTTTTTATGAGCTTCTTTAATTTTTCTTGCACAACATCAAAGTTTACTGTGTTAAACAATCCCGGATGCATTGGCTTAGGGTAGTGTTCATAGTCAGTCCACGCATAACCACAATGTTCTTCATTAAGTACAGGAACAAACTCATTGTCAACCTTACAAAAGAAAGTATGATAAGTGAATGTGTTGTTTATGAATTTTTGAATAGGGACAAGTTTAGCATTTTTAGGAAAGAATGATATTTCTTCTATGCATTCTCTTTCAACACCTTCAAAAAGTGTTTCGTTACTTTCTATTTTGCCGCCGGGTATTCCCCAGTTGCCTGGGTTTTTGTTATCGTTACGTAGTAAGTATAAGAATCTTTTTGTATCACTTGCGTAAAAAAAGATACCGGCTGCTATATTGTCTTTCATACTATGATTTATCACAGTATTAGATGACGATAGAATAATCCCCTTGATCGTACCAACCTTCATATGATTTCACCCACATGCTGTCTGAATATCTATATTGAATTTGAGTAGTTAAATTAGTAACATATTGAGTAGTAGTAGTGGTTGTACTATCAAAACTAACACTCCACGAAGAAGTGTTACTACTATACTGGATAATGTCATTAGCCTTAGCATTGATTGTTCCCCAAGCATCAGAAGATTCTGGTATGTCTTCTACAATTAAATAACGTTGTCCGTTGGCTGCGACTGGTAAGCCATGACCCGGTCCTTTAGTTTGCGGGTTGATAACACTATTAACTGGATTTAATGTATTCTGTGGTAAAGTGTCAGTGTCAATATCAAATATCAATAATCTATCATCAATTGGATTGAACGTAATAGTGCCTGCAATCTCAGTGTCCATATATGGATTCTGCAACCATATCTGACTTATGCCTGGTTTTATAGTACCATACATTCCCAACACAGGTGTCCAATAAACTTGAGTATCCGGATTTACAGGTACATCAGTTGAACTGTTACTAGGTGAGAAGATGTGAGTTGCCGGTAATATCTGTAATGAATTACCAATCAATAACAATTTATAGCCATATGGAGTAATCTTCTGTCTAGTACCTAGCAGTAACTGGTCATCTTGCATGTCAGTTAGTGCATTGCCTTGGAATATACTTGCAATAATTTTGTGAATGATTCCCAATTTTCTAATTTTTGCAGGGCCACTAATCCATATAGGCATGTAAAACTTCCAACTCATAATGTCGATTGGATTTCCACTTCCTTGTGGTATAGTTCTGCTACTAAAGGTAAGACCATCTTGATATACTACACTCAAGCTACCCCAATCAATAAAGTTGTCAGTAGATTGAATTTCTAATGATGGATTAAACAATACACCTATTTGTTCCAACAGTTCTAATTTTTGTTGATAATTGGTAGTCCAAAAGTCTACAGTCATACGCAAAGTGTATGGTACAGGCATGACACGTTCAACTGTAAATGCTTGTGCCTGAGTAGGTTCATACTGTTGAGTATCAGTATTAAATGTTCTTTGACGTACTGACAATTTATCAACAAAGTATGGGTCTTGTGTTCGTTTTTGGTCATACTCAAAACCACTCACGTAGTATGAAATTAGAGGAGCACTAGGTAAACTACTAGGGCTGTTATTAGCTATTTGGGTCTGAGCCATACGGCTACTATCACCATATTGAATAGGAACACGAGCTAATATATCATTTCCTGCAGGGTCTTTGCCCTTCGTAACTTGCCAGTCACTAAAGATTCTAGCAAACTGCAATAAAAATCTTCTAATCTGATTGTCATAAAAAAACTGTGCCATTGTGTTCCTTAATCCACTTGGATTTTAAATATTTGTGATAATGCTTGCTTCTCAGGAATAGTCGTCCCGTTAGTCAATACAGTTACGTTACTGTTGTTAATAAATGATGCTCTTTGTGATTTGTCATCATCTCCTAGTGCTGTTCCGGTTCTCACATTATCACTGATCTTTATCCATAGTCTGCTATCCCAGCGGAATAATTGTTGCGGTAAATAATCTGTGCGTAAGAAGTAATCTCCCACTTTAGGATCGGAAGGGAAAGTGATACCACTACCAGTAGGCAGTCCATTGGGTGCATCTGCTGTACCTACTAAGTAACCATTTGTATAACCAAAGCCACGTGGACTAGATTTAGCAACAAAATTATATCTAGGATCAGTATCCGCACGATAATTCATTATGTTGGGAATAATTGTTCCTGTGAAATTCGGACTAGTAGGATCTTGAGTAACATCACTATACGTATTGTCACTGGTACCATAAGGACCATCGACAGCACCTAAGGCTTTTGCAGTTAATACAAGTTGTCCACTTACAGCGCCTGAACCAGTGTCACTTTTTTCTGGTTTAATTTCTGCAACTTTTAAACTCATCTGAATAAATTCAGTTAATCTGTTATGATCCGTATCAGCAGTCATATCCCAGATACTTTGTAGTGCGGCGGCGCCAATACGTATTACCGGAGCGGCATGTTTATATCCAACCGTTGTTATTTCTGCTAAATTGCCAGTAGGCAACTTAGGAGTTCCTTTTAGATAAACAATACTTACTGGTGGAAGTGGAATAGATTGTTCATCTAATGGTGCAACATATAATTGAGTACGGTCGTAACCAGATGCAGGTAATTGTCTAGCCGCTTCTGCATTTGTAGCATTATTAATTGCAATGTTGGTATTGTATCTACTGAGTATATCTTTTAGATTATCAGCAGTATCAAGTTGCCAATAAGTTGTATTACTACATGGTATACCTGCAGGAGTATCTATTTTAGTGAGATAATTCTTATCACCAAAGCTGACAGTATAACCAGCTGGATAAACAGTTGTTGTACTCCAGTCTCCTAAATAATTATCTTTGTTCATAGGTTGGTCAAGAATGTTACTAAATTCTTGACTGTCAACTAATGGTTCACATTTAATACGCCATAGATGCGGATACCATGTATTACTAAATCCCTCACTAGCAAAGTCACCGTCAGTAACTTGGTAATATCTGCGTAGTGCAGTCGGTATAGTTTCATTCAATGGATGATAATCAGTTAAATGCGGTAATTCAAGTACATCACCAACCATTAGTTTACGACCGATTAAGTCAATCATTTCATTATAATGAACAGTGATAAAAATAATATCATTATTTAAAAATAAACCAAACTGTGATAAATCAAAATCTAGATTTTGTATATTATAATGACCACGTAATCTATATATATTTGGTTCGTATTTACGGTCTCTGTTTTCTAGAAATAATAAATCCTGAATCTTTGTAGGGTCAGCACTATTATATTGTGGTTGAGTTAAATCAATACTAGGTCCTTGATCCTTAATACCTGAATACTTATGAATATATAAATCAGTACCGCCGGCGGTAAATTGCTCTTTGATAATCTTATCAAAAAACTTGAAATCGTTGGATTTTTGGGAACGGTAGAGGCTTAGTCTTGGCATAGTACTCTTATTTATCGTTTTTCAGAGGTTGACATTAAATGGGCACTATGCTATACTATGGGTAAGTTAAAGAAAAGGAGAGAAAAATGTTCATTGATGTAGCAGACATGATTCGTGCATTGTCGGCATTGCCCGCAAATGCACGTATTGCAGTAACTGAGTCCGGTTACTATTCTTACGAGCCATATGCGGAAGTCATGCTCCCTGAGTTCGTAGAAAACGATAACGACGGTGTGCCGATCTACCGCGTAGGTCATTCGCATCAGTCTTATTAATATACCCAAAATTTGACAATAAATGGTTTTGGGTATATAATAGAATCTTAAACAGTCGAAAGGTGCTTAAAATGATTGAATTAGAACGTGAATATAAATCTGCCGGCAAGTTTGCTTGGTTCGCTGAACGTGACGCACGTTTGCAAAGCGCAGTAAATAGTTCTCTTTTTTCTGACAAACAAAAGCTACGTGCTGAACAAGTCAAGTTGGGCCTCGAAATGGTGTATAGTGCTGAGAAAGTATACATTGAGTTTCGTAAGAAATTCATTAGCATCAAAGTAAACAAGCCCAATGTGCGTGATCGCAGGGAACTTGCAATGCTTGAACTTTGCTATGCAAATGAGGGTTTTGAAAAGTGCAAGACTGCACAGGGCATCACTTATCGAATTTTGCGAGTGCCCAAAGTCTAAATAACAAATTGACTTTAATGTCAACCTGTGATATCATACTAATTACGCAAACAAGGAACAAACATGGCTATTAGAAAACCCAAACAAACAGAAGATAATTTTGTTAAAGCACTAAACCCACGTGATGCTGATACAAAGCATATGGGTGAAGAGCCTTTCTTTCCATTGCAACCCGATTCAGATCGCAGGTTCTCAACATTAGCTAGGGCATTTACTTGGTATCATCGTTTCTACGGCAAAAAAGATGCAAAAGAACTTTTGTGTCAGTATTTGGATTATAACAACCGCACGGATGAAGCTAAAAAATTGCGTAAGGTACATGAAAGCGAATTTTTGTCTACATTATGTTGGTTGTCACGTATGAC